GTATACTTTGTAACTAAGCTTATTAATAAAAATAAAAAATACAAATTCTCAGAACATGGTCTAAATGAATCAAAGGTTAGTGTGACCACTCCAAAATTTGAGAAAAGTGAGGATGAGAATGTTTGGTACAATAAAACAATTGAGTTAGTACCAAATGATCTCCCTAAGGCATCTCAATCAGTTAATGATATTAATCAGTTCAAGAGTTTGATCAGCAGAAACACAGCATTACTACGCATTTCAAATGAAGAAATGAATAAGGTTAGTGATGGTCAAGCATTCAACATTTATGGTAATATTTGGGTAACCAATATGCATAATGTTGAGCGTGTTAATGCAGCAGATACTGTTTGGTTAGAGTTGATACGCACAAATGGTATGGGTGTCAACAGTAATATCAAATGTAGAATTGATCCCACTATGCTAAGGCAAATACGTGGTACTGATTTAGTTGCTATAACAGTTTTGGCTTCACCACCAGGAAAAAGTTTTTTAAATTTTGTTGCTGATGGTAGCTTGGCTGGTGTGCATGAGGGTTACTATGTTTTCAGAGATAAGCAAGCAAAGGTATACTATAAAAAGGTTTCCAATATAAAGATTGGTCGAACTGCTATAAAGGAAAGTTGGAACGTGGCACCTGGTTATGTGGGTGTGCCCAATGAGGATACTATTAAAGGCGAGAGTGGAGGTGTATTAATTTTAGTCACTCCACGAGGACCCGCATTGGTTGGACTGCATCAGGCAGGATGTCATAGGGCTAGTGTCGCTGTGGCATTTTTCAGGGGTGATTTTCCTGATAAAAAGATCTCGGAGGGAGATCTACAATTGGGAGCTCAAGGATACGAGAGAACTTTAGGTGATCTTCATCCCAAGAGTGTGCCCAGGTGGGTTGAAAGCGGAACATGTAATGTTTATGGTACATTATCTGGTTTCCGACCAAAACCGAAAAGCTCTGTACAAAAATCACATATATGTGATACAGCAGTAAAATACGGTTACACCGTAGAGCAAGGGGCTCCTGTAATGTCAGGATGGGAGCCTTGGCATATAGCTTTTAAGCCAATGGTTAATATGCCAAAGGGATTCAAATATGAGGATGTTGCTAAATGCACGGATGCTTTTATTAGAGATGTGCAACATTTGGATTTAAAATTAGGATACCTCAGTTTATATGAATCCATAAATGGGATCCCTGGTGTCAAATATATAGATGGCATCAATAGAAATTCTAGCATGGGGCACCCTTGGTGTTCCAGTAAAAAGAATTTTCTAATACCTGATCCCACAGAAGACAATCCCGATGGAGTTAAATTTCCTGACGAAATTAATGAAAGGATTGAAGATATCGAGCGAAGATATCTTAATGGTGAAAGTTGTCAACCAATTTTCACCGGGCATCTTAAAGATGAACCTCGCTCATTTAAGAAGATCAAAGAGAAAAAGACTCGTGTTTTCGCTGGAGCTCCAATTGATTGGAGCATTGTGGTTAGGAAAGCT